ACAAATTTAATGTTGTTTCCTTTAATTGTTCCATATTCATCTGTAGATGTACCTGTAATAAGAAACGTACCTACACCTGAAGCATTTAGCGAACGAACACGTGTATTAGCAACTGTAACACTTGAAGCAACATCCACAACTGCACCACTGCCTGTTATAAAACCCTGTCGAATGTTGGTTGGCATTTATTTTATCCTTGTCTAAAATTAAACTAGTTTTATTATACTTCATAAAACTTAAATACAAAAGAAGAAGGGTAGGGGAAAACTATTAGTTATTTCTACCCCTACCCTAAACTTCTTTTAGTTAGACTCTATGGAACTATTAGGAAGAACCAGAAGCACCATAGTATCCACGCCAATCAGAAAAGCCGAAGCTATAACGCTCACGTGCCTTGAAACGAAGATTACCCGTATCGAAATCAGGTTCCATCTTAGTTTGCAAAGGCGCACGAACGAACATCTTCGCTCCATTCGGCGCATCAGTCTTCAAGAACCAAGCATTCGTATCAGTGAAACGATGGTTTACAAAAAAACCACCGGGAACTAGACCCTGATTACGAATAGCATTGATGTCATTGACATTAGTAACACCATCGCTACCCTGCGTAGTAACAGTCGTAGACAACGTGCTATTAAGGATTTGATCTGCCGTAAAAGCAAGATCAGGCGGAATGTGAAGAGATTCGGCACGAATACCAATCAGAATACCACGATCATCTTTTGCTTTAGAGATAGTGATAAGAGCAGCTTCAAGAGAAGCTTCCGAAAGGTCCGTAGCATCAAGATCATTGTCTTGCGTGCCACCATCAACAACCGGATGACTGTCACTAAACAACGGTTGACCATCACCACCAACAAAAGATGCATTAAAGCCGTTATTGAAAACGTCAGCAGCTTTTACCTGTTTGGTGTTCGCCATCGCACGGGCAAGACCACGTGCACGAAGTTTAGCAAACGTGTCATAGAGGTTATCTTCCATAGCCTCTTCCGTCACAGCAAAGGCAAGACTGATCGTTTCATGCGTGTAACGAGCAGTAAAACTTTCCTGTGCGTCATCATACTGAACCGCAGCACCTTCACCCTTAACAGGCGCAGTACCAAATCCAGTGAATAGAACTTCTTCCTCGAATGCACGATCAGAATTTTCTACCTCAAACAATGGTGCATGTTCATTATCAACATCACCATACTCAAGACCGAAAACGGCATTCAAGCCGGGAAGAAGTTCTTTAGCAATACTAGCGCGATTAATAGCCATTATTAATTACTCCTTTCCCTCGCTTAGTTTACTGAAGCATCAGCAGAGATGTAAGCATCTACATGCTTAACAATACGAACTTCCAGTTTGGGGAAAGCGCGTTCTGCAGCAACTGTAATATCATTACCCGGTTCATCAAGAACTGCAATAGCACGAAGCATCGCATTTCCAGTCGTGCGCGTCCCAGCTTCAAGACCAAAACCGGACTTGCCAGTAAACGTCGAACCTGAACCAAGCGTGACATTAAAGTTTTGTGAATTAATATCGCCAGCAGAAACAGTAGCATCTGCCTGAACAATAAAGGTTGCAGCAGGATTATCTACAACAAATGCTTTCGCATCCGTGGCAGAAGTACCAGAAGGCCAATATTTAGAAAACTTTTGTTCTCCATCAGCAACATACTGACAACCCATGAAAACGCCTACGGCTTTTTGAGTCGTAGACAATAGAACTTCAATATTCCCTGCATTGTTGACAACAATATCACCAGTAAAAATATTCTGAGCAAGACCGCTTGCAATTGGATATTCATTAGTAGCTTTGCTGTTAGGCGCACCGCCACGAATGCGGGAAGGAGTAAGTCCATTTAGTGCTTTAGAAGTAGTCATAACACTATGTTCCTTTCCTTGTTAAATACATTGACAAACAGAACTAATCCTGAAAAGAGGGTTTACGTCCTGTAGTGACATTAGATCGACTAGAGTTAGAAATAGGCATACGTGAATCTGAACTATTCATTAGTTGCATGTTCACTGCTTGCACTGCTTCTCTACTCTTGTTTTGGTAAAACTCTTGACGAGATTCAGCTAGGTCAGTAGGCATTTTGCCTAAAGCCAAGTCTCCACGACAGACCGCTCCTGCATATCGTCCTTCTTCCCTCACGACAGAAGACATAAGCATTTCTGGTACTTCTTCTTGATTTACTAGTTCCCAACCTTCAGCCAAACGCTTACCAATGTTTTGAATGTCATCTTGACCTTTCATTGTAATGCGTAACCAGCGAAGAGACATCCCTTCACCCTTAAACCGATTGCGAACAGTATCAGGAATATCTAACCAATTTGGTTCTTCAAAAACTCTCGGAGTTTTATTTTCCCTCATGCTTGATTCACGTGATGTTGTATTTCGTGCCATTGTATTTTTCCTTCCTTATCCACGCTTAACTATAAACACTGGTGTATTCGCCATCGGCTTGTTCAACCTTCAGCTTTTCAGCAGCATATTTTTCAAGTGGTATACCCCATTTATTAGCCAACCTTACATCTTCTTGAGTAAGTTTGATCTTATTGTTACTCTGAGAAGTTTTTGGTGTGCGTGACGCACCCGCTACCACTTGAGCAGAACTTGTAGCCGTGTCCTGCAGACGAGGTGTTTCAGGTTCAGAGTTAGCATCCTGAAACTTGTGAGGATAACGCTGACGTAATCGACTATCAACCTCCTCATAAAAATCATTATCCGAAGGATCAAAACCTTCACCCTTCAGTTCTTGATCAATAGTAAGAGCAGCAGCAGTCATAATTTGATCTTGACCAAACCACGAATTTTTAGTTGCCCATTCTACTGCCTTTGGATCGTACTCTTGAGCTTGCTGTTGTTGTTGTGCAATCTGTGCTGCCTGTTGCCCATTTGCTTCTAAAGTACGATTATATTCTTCCCAAGCTGCTTTTTGTTGATCTACACGATTTTGCTCTGCATACGCTTTACTCATACTTTCTTGCGCTGCAAGCATTCCATCTGTGTCACCTGATTCAACAGCTTGCTTGTATAACTGTTTAGCTGACTCAATGTTTGATTCTAATTGACTTTCAGTGCTATCAATAGAATTTTTTAAACTTGAAGAAAGCTGTGTATCTCGTTCTTGTACTTGATTACGTAGTCCTTGAATTTCATTACGTAACTGTTGCAATTCTTCATCACGTTCTTTACGTTGACGAATTAACTGTTTAATTCTTTTTTCTGCACCCTTGGTTTTAATACCTTCTAGTTCTTCAGGTCTTTCTTCATTTTCTTCTTCTGCCTGTTCAACTACTGGTGCTAATTCTTTTGGTTGTTCTTCTTGTACTTCTGGTTGTTCTTCAACTTCAAACTCAACTTTAGGACTTTCGTCCTCATTTGAATTTACTTCAACCGTTGACCATTCTTCACTCATTAATATATTTCCTTTTCTCTTACCCGTTAGCAGCGAATCTAACGAATTGGTTTTAATTTACCCGCTGTATTAGTATAGTACAATAAATTATTATAATATACAAATTTAATTTGAAAGATGATATGTAGGATCAAGTAGATTTGGCTTTTCTACTTTCATAATTACTTGATCATCAAAGATAAGAAGTAGCTTCATACCTTTGTACATAAACTTCTGTCCTGAGTATTTTGCATAACAAACATAATCACCTACGTCACACCATGCTCCATTAGGAAACTTGTCTTCGTCTTTATAAGCCAAGTCACCTTTCTTTAAAACTTTAGCGACTGTAGTAAGATAAGCAACATCATCCTTTACTTTATCAGGAAGAATAATACCACCTTTTGTCTTCTGCTTTACTGCAACTGGTAGAACCAGCAAATGATAACCGGGAAGATTCGGAAGACTATTTAAGTCTACCTTAATATCATCTTCATTTGTTATCCAGTCTGCAGCATCAACTGCTTTGTCCATACGTACTGCTTGCATCTAGTTAATATCCTCCTCTTCATAGATACGTTGTTTTACAATGTGCTTTAGGCATTCCTTTGCCCATTCTACACCTTCAATCACACCCACTGTGTGACGATACTCATCGTAACTTGAAGCGTTTCCATATGCAAGCGAATTTTTTAAATCTAGTATTTTTTCTTCGTACTTTAAATTTAACTCATCCCAAAAATTCAAAACCTATTATCCCTTACGTGTCTGTCCAATAAAGTTAGTAAGCATGTCTGCTGCTTTTAATGCCTTGTCCTTATCAATGCTTGCTTCTGTTTTGGCAAGATCAATAAGAGCATCTAGTGCTGCAATTGCTTTCTTTGCATTACGATCTAGTTCTTTTTCTTCTTTAGAATTAGAAAGATTAGCACCCTCTTTGAACATATCCAACTGAATTTCCATTTCTTTAAGATCAAGTTCACGGTTCTTATTAGCAGCAGTAGCAGCTTCTTTTGCCATTTGTGTTTGAACTTTCTGTTGTTCAACACCCAGACGCTGCTGTTCAATCTGAACCATCTGTGCTTCAGGTGTAGCTGCCATTTGCATTTGTGCTGCAGCTTGGTTTGCCTGTGCGACCTGTTGTGCAGCTTGAGCAATAACTTGTTCCATAAGCCGTGGGTCTTGTACGTCCACACCTGCTGCTGCAGCTTCAGGTCCGTACTGTGCAATCATTTCTTTTGATACACCACTAATTTGTTCTTGATATTTCATTACCATATGTTCTTGAATATTTGCTTGAAGTACAGGAACAATGCGTTGCATCATAGGATTAGCACCATTCATCGGGTCTTGAATGTACATAGTCTTTACACTAATATGTGCATCGTGATTTTGACCAACGAATGCTTGAATTGGCATACCCTTAACTGCAGCTTGAATGTCACTTACAGGATCAAGAGGCATTGGTGTTGGCTTTTCAGGCATGATCTTGTCCAAATTAGGAATATTAGCTGCATGAAGAATTGTTTTATTAAGTTCTTCTACATTGAACATACCGGGAGGTGCAGCTTGTGATAACTGCAATGCAAGCTGTGCCATCATCATACGATGTGCAGAAGAAGGAATATTAGGATCAGATACAGGAATAATATCAATCCTACCATCAAAGTCTTTACGATAGATATTAAGCGTACCATTTGGAATGTCTACCATAGACTCATCAGGTAGGTATTCAAAGTTAATACGACTTAGTAGTTTAAATTCATCATGCTGAGACTTGTGCAATCGTTTATGAATTGCACTAAAGAACTTACTGCTTGCTTCCAACAATGCCATCGTTGTGCCAACAGGTCCATAGCTTGCTGCATCAGAGACAACCTGTTCAGTTGTATCGGCAAACTTCTGTGCTGTAGCAGTAACAAAGTTGAGCATCTGAAACAAAGTTTGTGAAGGTTCTTTGTATGGTAGATTAATGATCATCTTGGACAGATCATTACCTGTAGCTTCAACTTCTCTAAACTCACCGGGAGCAATAGGATCATTGTCACCTACAATACGCATACCCTTTGCTTTAAATCCACCGGGTAGATTTGCAAACTGACCTGCATCAACCAAGCTACGCATCGCTGCAGTAGCAGTCATAGTAAGATTGCCAAGGAAATGAATTAAACCTAGACCATAAAAACCAAAACCGGGAACAAAACGATAATGAGTAAAGAAGATTTTCTTTTCTCTGCGTCGATCATCCTTATTGTAGTTTCTACGAATAGAAAGAACCTGACGACTTTGCTCTTCAATGGTAACAATGTACGGAAGAGACAATCCGTCTTCATCCTCATAACCCTCAATGTCAAGATAACAATGCTGTTCAAGTAGAACGTACTGCGGATCGTGACTACCAGAAGGAGACAGACCCATGATTGTATCCATCTTCTGACTGATAGGTGCAAACTCTGGTGTGCTTGCTTCAGGCAAGTCTACTTCTGCATACATTCCTGCTGCCATGTCACGTTGCATTTCAACAGGTGAGCGATAGATAACATGCGTGTANCGATCTGCTCTGCGTAGATCGGTAGCATAGTAGGACACATAGAACTGATCAATAGGAACAAACTCTGATACAGGACGGTTTAGACTGCTGTCAAAGTAAATCTTTTTAAATGCTGATCCAATAAGCGGCAGATGAAAGAGCATACGCTCAAACTCGTCAAAGTACTCAGGCATTTGTTCAGTTACCTGATAGTTCATAAAGTCTTTGACACGATGACTCTGCTTTTCTTTTTCTTCAGTTACCTCACCAATGATCTGTGATCTAACTGGTCCACTAGCAGGAAATAGTTCTTGTGTTGCCTTTGACTGAAACTTAACTGCTGACTCAATAAGGATTGGATGAACAGCAGTACATGCACCTTCAAATGGTTCTGATGCTTCTTCTAGCTTTAGACCTAATAGATCAAAGCCACGTTCAAACATACTTTCCCATTCTGCACGACTATCTTTGTCTGCAGTAAAGTTTTCGTGTACTTGTTCTGAAATATCTGTTAGAGTATCTTCATCTAGATCATCTACTAAATTTCTAAAAAACTCTTCGTCATCTTCTTTGATTTGTTCATCAGACAAACCTTCATCTAGATTACTTTTAAACTCTACTACAATACCACCATCACTAGGATCATATTCCATACTTGCTTCAGTATCTTCTGTTTCAGTTTCAATCTCTACGACTGAAAGTTCTACTGAAGGAATAGGATCAAAAGGATTGCGTTCAGTTGCCATGTTCTATATTGCCTTTGCTGTATAATTATAAGGATTACGTTCTACCACAGAACCACCCTTTTTAAAAGGTATTGTTTTACCTGCATCTGTTCTCGTTGTTAATGATTTGTCTTTTTTAAAGTCTGAAGGTTTGAGTCGTTGTGAACCTTTTGCAAAAACAAGCGGACCTACTTGAATCATTTCTTCTGCAGATTTTAATGGAGTACCTGTATTCTTATCTACAAAATAACTTGCACGATAAGGATTCATTCCTACTTGTATCCACTCTGATCCGTCTTCAGGATCAATATATTTATTACTGTCTTCAACTTTACCTGCTAATATTCTTTCTGCTCTTGCTACTACATCTTCATCAGGAACTTTATTATAATCACCATACATTCTGGCAATAGTGCTTTTAGATGTTTTTTTCATATTTTCAGGTAGTTCTCTTAACTCTCTGTATTCTTCTTTACTTAGTTCTCTTTTTAATTTTTTAGATAACTCTTTTCTAGATTGTGGTACAAGTTTTTCAGAAGCAATATTAGCAGCTACTTTTGCTGATGAACTAAAATCTACATTTGTTAAATTTGCAGTTTTACCATAACCAATAGCATCACCACCCTGTTTTCTTCCATCATGAAATGAAACTACCCATGTATCATATCCTTCATATGCAGGAATATCTAAACGAGAAGCAACTCTTTGACCAGATTCTAATTCAGTATTAAGATTAACAATACCTTTTTTCTTTTCACCAAATATTTTATTTTTTGCAAGTGATCCAGCTATATCTTCAAAAGAAGGTACTTTAACCATTTTAGTAATAGGTTCTAATGGTAAAAACTTTTTTGTAATATCTCTTAGTTCTTTACCTGTTATATCACCTGCTAATCTTTGTTCTACTGCTTCTTTAACTTCAGGTTTTTGTTGTTGTTTTTGATTTACACTATATTGTTTTCTATACTGCTTTTGAAATTCATCTAATTTTTTTTCATTTGAAATAATATCTTGTAAATTTTCACTTGCTTTTCTCGCTGCTGTGCTCGCTACTCCGCCTCCCGGTACATTCTCTGCACCAAGAAGAGCAGTTGCTAAAACTCCTGCTGCTAAGGCTTTAGGATCACCTTCTGTTACTCCTGACTGTAAGTTTTTTCCTGCAGAA